GCCACCGATCCAAAAAGAATTAGTGAGGTTTTAGATAAGTTCTGTGAAGCAAAGATTGTTCCTTTCATTGAAGAATCTTACGATGAGTTATCGGATTATCTTCAGTGTATGGAGAAGACTCTCGTTATGAAGCGAGAGTGTATCGCAGAGAAAGGTATTTGGACTGCCAAGAAGCGTTACATTCTGAATGTGTGGGATAATGAGGGTGTTCGTTATGAAGAACCCAAACTGAAAATGATGGGAATCGAAGCAGTGAAATCCTCCACTCCTGCTCCAGTTCGTGTTTACATTAAAGAGTGCCTTAACATTATTATGAGAGGCACAGAAGATGAACTGATTGACTTTATCGCCAGAAAGAAAGAAGAGTTCTCTAAACTTTCCGCGGAAGAGATTGGTTTTCCTCGCACCGCCAATAACATCTCCAAGTTCAAAGATCCAACCACGGGTTGGGGAAAGGGAACTCCAATTCATATTCGTGGATCGATTCTCTTTAATCTTCGGTTGGATATACTCAACATCAAACACAAATACAATGCCATTGAGAATGGAGAAAAGATTAAGTTTTGTTATGTAAAAACACCAAATCCACTTGGTGAAAACGTAATCTCATTCATCAATGAGTTACCAGATGAGTTTGGTTTGCAAAACTTTATCGATTATGATACGATGTTTACCAAGGGTTTTATTGACCCACTACAGGGCATCCTAGACACCATTGGATGGCACACCGAAAAGGTTAGCACACTCGAAGACTTCTTCACATGACGGATTTTCTCAAACAAATAGTAAAAGACATCGGAGATGACTACGCATCTCTGGCACAAGATATCGATGAAACTGAATCATTCGTGGGAACGGGTAGTTTCATTTTTAATGCCTTATGTTCTGGTTCCATTTTTGGCGGTATTAGTGGTAACAAAATTACCGCAATTGCTGGTGAAAGCAGCACTGGAAAAACTTTCTTCGCTCTGGCAATTCTCAAAAACTTTCTCGAAAGTAATCCCGATGCTGGTTGCATTTATTTTGACACTGAGTCTGCTATTACTCGTAACTTACTTGAGTCTCGGGGAATCGACATTTCACGCGTTGTGGTTATAAATGTTGTCACCATTGAAGAATTCCGTCAGAAGGCACTTCAGATTGTGGATAAACATCTGAAGACAGATGTGTCTGAAAGAAAACCACTGATGTTTATTCTGGATTCTCTGGGAATGCTTTCCACAGAGAAAGAAATTGGTGATGCACTTGCGGACAAACAAGTGAAAGACATGACGAAGTCTCAGCTCGTCAAGGGTGCATTTAGAATGCTCACTCTAAAACTGGGACAAGCAGGAATTCCAATGATTGTTACCAATCACACCTACGATGTGATCGGTTCCATGTACCCGACCAAAGAGATGGGTGGTGGATCTGGTCTCAAATATGCTGCATCTACCATTATTTTCCTGTCCAAAAGAAAAGAAAAAGATGGCAAAGAAGTCATCGGCAACATTATTCATTGTAGAACTCAGAAATCACGACTGAGCAAAGAAAACCAACAAATTGACGTGCGACTTTATTACGATGAGCGAGGACTGGACAAATATTATGGACTACTGGAACTGGGTGAAACAGGCGGCCTTTGGAGAAATGTTGCCGGGAGATATGAAATTGATGGGAAAAAGTTGTATGCTAAGGCCATCTTGTCCAATCCCGAGGCCTATTTTACGGAAGAGGTCATGGAAAAACTCGATGTGATTGCCAAAGGCACCTTCAGTTATGGTGGATAAAGAAGTGGAGTATTGGTGGAGTAAGTTCCCGGAACTCACAAAAGAGGAGGTAAAAGTGCTCCTCAAAGCATGCCACGAACAAAGAGATTGTGACGAATATCTAAAACTCTATATGGAACACAACAATGAAGCCACATAATCTTAACAAAACTAATCATTCTGCGATACACTAAACTTATGGAGTTGCACAATTAAATGCTTTCTGCCGTTGAAATTTCACTCTTACGAGGATTGATTTATGATGAAGCTTACACCAGAAGAGTACTTCCGTATGTTAAGGAGGAATACTTTGAAACGTCCGTCGGACGTTTGGCGTTTGAAATCTGCAAAAAACACTTTTCAGATTACGGAGAGTGTCCCGACACCGACGCCCTCAAAGTCGCAGTTGAGTCAGTGGAAGGAGTCTCTGCTGAAGAATTTACTGAGCTTGGGAGAGTCTTGGATGAAATCACAACATCCACGAGTGTAAACACCGATTGGTTGATTGACACTGCTGAGAAGTGGTGCAAAGACAGAGCCATTCACATTGCACTGATGGATGTTATCACCATTGCAGATGGCTCTGACACAACCAGAGGAAGAGACGCAATTCCACAAGTCCTAACAGAAGCTCTGGCTGTTGGGTTTGATGCTCATGTTGGACATGATTATCTGGAAGATTACAGCGAACGTTACGATTTCTATCATCTGAAGGAAGAACGGACCTCTTTTGGATTAGACTACTTTGATAAGATAACCAAAGGAGGCATTCCAGATAAGACTCTCAACATTGCCCTTGCTGGCACTGGTGTTGGTAAATCACTCTTTATGTGTGCCTTTGCTGCCAATGTGTTGATGCAAGGTAAGAACGTTCTTTATATCACTTTGGAGATGGCAGAAGAACGAATTGCTGAGAGGATTGACGCTAACCTTCTCAACACACCCATTCAAGACATTACTGAGATTCCTCGGCCGATGTTTGAAACTAAGATGCAGTCTCTTCAGAGGAAAACTCAGGGAAGATTGTACATCAAAGAATACCCTACCGCTTCTGCTCATGCCGGACACTTCGACGCACTCCTCAAAGAACTGCAACTTAAAAAGGCTTTCAGGCCAGATATTATATTTGTGGATTATCTCAATATATGTACCTCTGCTCGTTATCGTGTGGGTTCCAATGTCAATAGCTATACAGTCGTCAAGGCAATTGCGGAAGAACTTCGAGGAATGGCGGTTACGTACAATGTTCCAGTTGTAAGTGCAACACAAACCACACGTTCTGGTTTCGATAGTTCAGATGTGAGTCTTACTGACACCTCTGAATCCTTCGGACTTCCTGCCACTGCAGACCTTATGTTTGCACTTATAAGTAATGATGAGCTGGACCAGATGGGCCAGATTATGGTGAAACAACTGAAGAACCGATACAACGATCCCACGATTCACAAAAAGTTTGTAGTTGGAATCGACAGAGCAAAAATGAGACTCTACGACGTCGACCAACACGCACAAGATGACATTATAGAAGAAAGTCCCACTTTCAGTTATAATGATACTAAGCCAAAACTCCAAAAGAAATCATTCGACTTTGATTATGACTAAGCAAATTGACTTTGAAAAATACGCCGACTTTGTAGATGCAGTAACATCAGACGAATCGAAAGACTTTGTGGCATTGGCTGATCGATTGGTCTCACTTGACAGTAGAGGTGCAAACATTGAACGCCTTCTCACTGGAGCAGTTGGACTAAACTCTGAAGGTGGTGAGATTATGGAAATCGTGAAGAAACTCATCTTCCAAGGTAAGAAGTGGGATGATGAAACCATTTTCCATCTGAAGAGAGAATTAGGTGATGTGCTTTTTTACATGATAACCTGCTGCATCGCCTTGGAGATTTCTCTGGATGAAGTGGCGGAAATGAATGTGGATAAGTTGCAGAAGCGTTATCCAGGCGGCGCCTTTGATGCTTTTTATTCAGAAAATCGCCAAGAAGGTGACCTGTGAAATTTAATCTTACGATCGAAGACTTTACTATTATTCAAAACGCCTTACACTACTACAAAAAGGTAGAGAAGAAGGGTGAGTTTCGAAAGTATGATGAAGCTCGAATCAATCATCTGAGAGACAAACTCTCCATGCAAATTATGAAGGAGCTATGATGGGCGAATTTGACGACTTAAATCGACCTGGAAGAAGGTTATCCTCAAAAAGGCCTTGGAAACCAAATCCAACACCACATCGACAAAAAATCTTTTATTTCATCACCAGAGATGGAAGAGAACAAATTTCGGTCACGGCTTCCGCGGAAGCTTCCGCTAAAATTCTGGCATGTGAACGACTTTTTATAAGAACAGGAAAACACTACTTACCAGAACACATTTTCGCTCAACGAATTGACTAATGAACCAAGCAGTACTTTATACCAATGGTAACATCGAATCTGATAGAGTAAGGATGTTACTGAAGAGCCTCAATGGTGAATACCATGAATACCTTCTCGGTCCGGACTTCTCTGATCGACAGTTCCGTATGGAGTTTGGATCAGAAGCAGAATACCCACAAATCACAATCAATGGCAAACACATTGGTTCTTTGAAGGAAACCCTTCAATACTTTCAACGCGAACACATCATCTAATGAAACCAATTACACTCGAAGAATACCAAGAGGTGGCACCAGAGTTCTTTCCAAAATACTTCTTTGTTGCAAAGGAGCTTGGAGAAGGAGCGAAGACGGAGGACGTTCTCAAGGTTATGGAATCACTAGCTGGACTCGTTATGAAAAAACGAGCAGATGAAGGAAAAGCCCCAATGGGCTTCAATAAAACTAAGGAGGATGAATCCAATGGGCAAGAAGAAGCGTAATCGCGGTGAGTGGACGTGGGAAAAAACCACAGAAACACAGAAAGCGATTGAAAAATTGCATGATGACATCAGGAGGAAAGTTAAAGAAGAAGATGACAAATTTGGATACGACACGTCAGGAAAATAAAAAGAAAGTAGCCATCTTTGGTTCTGCGCGAACTGATAGGGACTCCGGTCTCTATCAGGCAGTTCACGAGATGGCTCAAACTCTTTCTA